TTTTACATAATTCATTTATATTTTCTATTAAACTTTCTATTAATTTAACTTGATCTTCTTTAAATATTTCTTTAAATAATATATCTGATAAATCATCCCATTCATTTTTAACATTATCTATATATTTTTGTACATTACTATTACCCATTAATTTACTCATTTGTTTATTAAATACATCTAATATTTCATTTAAAAATACAAACATTGTATCTTTTTTAACATTATTATACTTTAAAACATGTGATAAAAATGATAATTCTTCTATATTTGTTCTATCTGAATTTGTAATTATTATTGGTTTATTTATCTGTATTTTACCTTCTATCACCTCTCGAACTAATAATTTTAATTCTAAAAAACCTTCAGACATTATATAAATATATTATATATATTATTTTAAATAACCTATCAATTTAACATATTTATTTTTTTGTAATAAAAATCTCTTCAATACATTCTTATCTTTATGTACCTGATTACCCATAAATATTTCCATTGGTGATTTAGGTGCCTTATTTTTATCTTTATAATACATATTCGCCTTTATACCATTATATATTTTATCACCACCTGGATGTTCTGAAATCCATTTACTTAAATCATATACTCTTAATTCTTCTTCTATATCCATTATTATCCATTTATCTTCTTTTAATACTTCATCTATACTATATTTTTTTAACTTTTTTTCTTTCTTTTGTTTTACTTTAATATTTTTTAATTTCATTAAACTCATTACATCATAACAACTCTCTAATGCTCCTTCAATCCATGCTTGTTTTTGACTAAATGATTCTCCACATATATATAATTCTTTTCCATCAATAGGTTTTAACATTTTTTCATATACATTATTCATATCTTCACCCACTTTCCAAAAATGACATCCATTTTCCCAATAATGAAACATTACATCTTCTGGTTCTGGTGGATCTATCCCAAATAATTCTTTTATTTCTTTATGTATTGCTTTTATTAATTTATCTTTTCCGGAATTATATATTGTTAATAACATATTTGCATATAATTCATCTGTATAACTAATCATTATTAAACCATTATTATAATCAATTGGTATTATATGTCTTATATAATTATCTGTTGTTGTTCTTTTTATATTTTTAAACCATACTTTACAATCTTTTACTGGATATTTAAAATATATACGTAATAATGGTATACCATTTACTGAATCTATCTCTTTTACATCTTTTAAATATTCTACCTGTTTTAAAGATTCTTGTGGGATTGTAAATATAATCTTTTCATAATTATATTTATATCCTTTATCAGTTGTTACTAAACTATCTGACATTTCTGATAAACTTTCCTCTAATTTTAATGTAACATTATTAGAACTTTCTAATAATTCGACTATCTCTTTTATTATTGATGATAATCCATTTTTTAATACATAATATTTAGTATCTCCATGAAATAAATCTTTTTTAAACATATTTATTGCAGCATCCGCATTTAATTTAAAAAATTCACTATCATATCCAAAACAACTATTTATATAATCAGTCGTTTTATAATCATATACATCTATTAAATATTGATAAAATAATATATCTTTTAAATATTCTTTTTTATATTCTTTTGATTTTAATATAGATTCCATTAATAATTTATTTATTTTACATTCATCTTTTTTACCATTTATAATTGATTCTATTTTATCTGGTAATTCTATTATATCTTCTTTTAAACCTAATTCATGAATTAATGTTAATAATTTATTATGTTTATTTGAAAATCTCGCCGCACCACACTCATAATGATATCCATTATTATATATAGTATGCACTCGTCCACCATATTCTTTTTCTTTCTCTAAAACTAATATATTTAAATTAGTATCTACTAATTTATATGCTAAAAATAATCCTGATATGCCTCCACCAACTATAACTATATCATAACTATCATAAAAAAACATTTATATATATAATATTATTATATTTTTAATACTTATTAATCAAATAAAATTTATAACCATGATACATAAATACAACCAAACCTATTAAAAATAATATTAAAAAATAATTATCAAATGATTTTACATCAAAATATTTATCAGCTATAAATGGATATGCTAATAATGGTGCTACAAAAAACATATGTACTAAATAAATTAAACTATAATCCATTTATATTACTAATATATATTAATTTAACTCATTAAAATAATTACTAAAAATAATGTATCTATATATGTTAATTTATAAGCATTTTCATCTTTTAATATTTTAGGTGATATTATATTATATGACATTCTTACTATATATATTTTAATAAATAATATTACTAAAAACCCCATTGACATTATTAAAAAATTTCTTGTATCTGGTAAATTCTTTAATGATTTTTTTAATGCACCACCTATCATATGTTATATATTATACAATATTTTATTTTATATTATAAATATGTTCATTTATTTAACAAATTTATATAATATGTTTATGTTTATGAATTATTTTTTTAATTTTTATTTAGTTTATAGATTTTATTTATGGTTTAATCCATTTTTTGTATTCACATATGATTTTATTTTTAGAAAAGAAGAATTAAAATTATTAGAAGATAAAAAATATTAATATAGAATATTTATTATTGTAGAAATATATTAAATAATTGTTTAGATTCTTCTGGACTCATTGAAATATCTAATACTTGTCTCACTGGATTCATTATTTGATTAGATATATAAAATTTATAATCTAATTTTAAATTCTTTTCTTTAATATAATCAGGATGTTCTATTCGCTCACCTTGTAATATAATTCTTTTTTTATATTTTGGTTCACCTTCAGGTACTGTTTCATTTTTATATATAAGTACCCCTTCAGGTACCTTTACTGTTTTAAATTTATCTTTACCATTTTTAAATTGACCATCAGGTATTTTTTTACTAATCATTCTTCTTTTACCTGTTGATACTTTTTTAGTAATCATTTTATAGCCCATAAATATGGGTTTATCATCTACTTCAACATATGCGAATGGTATTCTATCATTTGCTTTAGGTTTATTACCAGGATCTCTTTCACCTATTCTATCTGCCAATACTTTATGCGGAATAGATTGTGGATTTTTATAATAACTATTTAATGTTTTTGATAAGATAAACATACTAATATGTTCTTTACCATTTATAATTCTTTTTAACATATATTTTAACCAATCTAATGTTTTATTTAAATTTCTATCATACATAAATTTATTAATCAGATTACCAAATACATATTTTACAATTGGTGCATTATCTCTTCTTTTTGTTACTAATCCCATAGATGTTCTTTTAGGTATTTCATCTGCTGAAAATTCATATTTATCTCCAGTATATCTCTTTTTAGATATTAATATAAAAGGCCAAAATGTTTTCTCATATTCTAAATCTTGCGGTGCTTTTCCCTCTTTATGTAAATGTTCTGTTATATATTCACCAGCATCTTTACCACATTGAATACAATATGCTAATGCTTCTTTATCTTTGTATAATTGTCCTTTATCTCTTCTATTAAATTTTACAAATATTGAATCTGTATCACCATAAACTACTTCTGGTGATAATTTCTTATGTTCTCTTGCCCAATCCATTACTAATCGTTCAGCATCATATATTCTTTCTCTACCAATTGCAGTAGTACATGCTGCTACTTTCTTAAATGATATACTAGATGTTTTAGCACCTAATTGACCATATACTGAATTTGCTGTTAATTTATATGCTAACTGATAACCATCTAATACTTTCTTTTTATCTTCATTTTTTTCTTTTTTAAGTAATTTCTTTGTAGCAGATCTTTGTTCTAATAATGCACTTACTACAATATTAATAATCCCTTTTTTCTTTGTTATTCCTGTATCTGAAATAAATACACAATCAATTACTTTATGTGTTCCATCATCATTAAATACTTCATTCTTTTCAACAACAGAAGTTCCTGGTTTTGTTTCATAAACATAATCTTTATATTTTATTCTATTATAATCTTTTTGTTCTTTCCAACCTAAACTATTTAATTTATCTTTAACATCATTATATTCACCAAAATATGTATCATGTGATAAGTTCTTTTCTTTAATTGATGTCGGATATAGTGAAGCATAATCTAATACTGCTATTGGATCTTCTAAATATAGTCCTGTCGATGCTCTTGCTACTGGATCTAATACAACAGCACCTTCAAATCCTGAATTATCATCAGTTTCTTCATTAAATTGTTTTAATGATGGTACTCTAATATTATTATCATTAGAATACTTTGTTACTAATGATTGTACTTTTATTCCCTGACCTCTTAAGAATATATATGGTTGAGGAACATAGCATACACTTGCCATACCCATATTATTTGGGATAAAATCTAATAGTAATAATAAATGAATACATAATTCACAATCCATAATACAATATTTAGCAATCTTTGCTCTTCCTTTAGGACCTTCTATCGGATCTAATACTTTATGAGCAGCAAATAGTTCTTGTGGTGATATATCATCTTTTGCTAAACACCATTCTGCTTTTACAAAATTATCACCATATTTTTTCTTATAATTTATTTTTCCTTTAACATGAACACTATTCCCACTTATTTGTATAATAAATAACTTTTCACCATTATTATATTTCATTTCACCATACTTTGTTGTAATAGATATTGAAATATAATCATTTTCTTTTAATGTCCCTGTATTATTTGTTGTTATCCATGTTGAATTATTAAATGATTGTTTTGTAATTATTTTTCCTCTCATAAAATGTGAAGATACATTATCTAATTTATATGAATCTAATGATGTACCTTTTCTCACTTCATTTTGAACATCAAATATTATTCTACCATCCATATTAATATATTTTAATGTATTTTGTGCAAAATCATTTGATTTCTCATCTTCTTTATTATTACCACCTAATCTTTTTGTTACTGTACAACACTTTTTACAACTATGTTGAAAATATAAATCTTGAATTATTTTTTTATCAGTTGTTTCTTCTAAATTTATTTTATCATATCTATCATATTCTCGTTTTTTCATTAATCTACCTAATCTATAAAATGAATGTGAATCACATTTATAATGATGATGTTTTGACCTTGTAAAATGATTATATCTACAATTTTTATGAGTACATTTAAATATTTCCTCTACTCGTTTAATAATATAGTCAAAATCAAAACCAAATATATTATATCCA